CTTCGAATGGTATGGCATTGAGCTTCGATATTACCGTGCGGTCGTTGCTCCAAATCACTTCGATAAAGAAACCACCAAACAACTTCAAGTCCTTTGCACATGCATAGGTCAAAGTGTCTACATTAATGTGCATCGAGTTCCGCCTGATATTGCTCTGACTGGATACCCTTACCCGCAATCATATCACCGATTGCCACAACGAGTGAACCATGCACTGGTGATTCGTGCGATAGGTCACGTAGGTACTGCGGGAAGTCGTTTTCATCTCCGTAGTTTACCCATCCTTTGCGGTCTACTTTTTCTGCATCACTTTTAGCTACGTATTCACTAAGCTTCAGTGATACTATATTCGATTCGTTATGGCTCATATATTATATCGTTTGGTATGGTATTGACAGGTACGTCAAACCAACTTGTATTGTCATTTAAAACAGCATACCCACGCTCCACAATACCAACAACAGCAGCGTTTGTCGGATTAGTATTGCTTGGAGAATTTTGGCCGTACACTTCATAGCGGTATCTACCCGCCAAAGTTAAGCCAACCGTGGTAATAGTCAGATGTGTTACACGTACCGATTCGCTAACAATGGTTGCAACCTGTGCAAGACTATTCCCGGTAGTGCTATTCTCTTCGTGTGTGAGAATGATAAGATAGTTTGTGAATGCTGTGCTGTAATACTGCCGAGCTTCATCTAATGAAAGATACACTTGTTGGTTAGCAGTATTGGTATTTAAGTAGATCATTAGCCTTTTATTTAAAAAGGGGCAAGTGTAAACCTGCCCCCTTTACAATACAACAAGAACACAAACGGAAACAATTCTTAGTAAGCAGGGCTTACAGTAATACCTGCAAAGTTGTCGAAAGGTACTGAAGTGAAAGGCTCAAGGTGTGATGCAGGAACCAAGTTCTCTGCAATGGTAGTCACCTGATAACCCATCAAATCTGCTTTCTGCTGTCCTGATTGAACAGTACCAGCGGTAAGCTGTGAACCTTCAGTTGTACCAATCAAAAGAATTTGGTCATCGTTAGTACGAACGAACACAATCATTTTCGCTTTTGCTACGTTCAAGAATTCATTACGCATATCTTGGTTCAACTTACCAAAAGTCCATCCAACTTCTTGTGAAAAGTAAAGCGTACCTGTTTCCAAGTTTTTGTTTACTGTTTCAATGTAAGAACCGCTATTGCGGAATGGAACATAGCGGTAAAGAGTCCAAGTAGGCAAGCCGTCTACTTCACCTGTTACAGCATCGTAAGTAACGCCCGAAATAAATTCGTTACCTGTTACTGGGTCAGTGTAGTTAGCAATCAAAATTTCTTTAACACCACCAATACCTTCAAGGCATCCGAGGGTAAATCCTGTGGTTAATTCACAAGCCATGTTTTATATAGTTTTAAAAGGGGGCTGTTACACCCCCTTAGTTATTAATTATGCTCCCCAGTAGGTGATGTCTTCAGCTACTGCAATCTGCGCTCCGAGGTAGAAACGTGCACCGTAACGAACGTTCTGTGAACCATCCAAGTTTTGCATATCCAAGATGAACACTTCGTTCATTTGGTTTTCCTGCCATGTGCCAAGCATCAAGTTTGACTTCTGTGCGAAGATGATGTTGTTAGCAGTCATACCCGGACAAACGTATATTTCGTACATACCTACGAAACGCTTCGCTACTTCAGGACCTGCGGTTGCATACCATCCGTTGCCATCAGCGATTTGCGCTTGCATGTAAGCTTCCCATGCAGCCTGTCCCATGTACAATGCTGGCTTCTCAGCAGCACCTTTAACAGCAGCAGGAGCAGTGTTGATGATGTCCCAAATGGTAGCGATAATGTTGGTAGAATCCAAAGCACCTGAACCCGCAGATACAGCACCTGAACCACCCGCCTTAATCAAAGTTTCGAAACCATCGTACTGACCAGCTGTTGCATTAACCCCTGACCACATGATTGTTTCGTTAGCAGCAGCGATACCACCAACCAAACGGCCTATGATAGCGTCTTGGATTTGTGTGTTTACACGGCCACTCATTACATCCGCAGTAGTCCAGTCTGTGAAGAAGTCCTTCTTACAGATTTGACGCTGAACTTGGAACTCTTCCAAGGTCAAAATACGCTCAGTCAAAGTGATTGTACCTGTTGGGGTAAAGTCACATGTACCTGCTGCGAAAGTTACAGTGTCATCAATTTTACGTACTACTGATTTGTAAGGTACGTTTGGCTTCATGGTCACGTATCCAGCAGATACGTTTGACAACAAAGCTTTGGCTACGATTTCACCAGCTAATTCACCTGCATAGGTGGTGGTGAGTGAAGTTGTTGTTGGCATTTTAAATAAAAATTTATGAGGTGAATTAATTTACTTTTTTAGCACGGATGTTCTCCATGAAGTCACTGAATGTTGATCCATTCGAAGCAACCAATGGCTGTGCGTTTTTCTTAAACTCTTGTGACTTAACTGAAGGAACAGCCGGGGCTTTCTTTACAGAAGCAAGCTCAGCCTTCACAGATGCAACTTCGCTGTTTGCAGATTCAACCGCAGCAGCGAGTTCAGTCTTTTCAGTTTCAAGTGCAGCGATACGCTCAGACAATTGACCGATTACAGCAACGAGGTCTTCGCTGCTCATCTCAGTTGATTGTTCTTCACGCTCGATTCCTTCGATAAGACCATTCTCGCCTACGTAGACTTTGGTCACACCGTCCTCAAGCAGGTACTCGCCCGCAGGTACTGGCACTGGATTGCCTTCAGCATCCTGAGTGTAGATATCCACACCTACTACCCACTCATCGGCGGTAGAATAGATTTTAGTACCATCATTCAAAGTGCCTTCTACTGCGAACTTAACCTCTGTGGCAGGGGCTTCAGCAGCTGTTTCTTCTTCGAACTTGATACCGACGCTTGAAGGGTCAATGCCGTACTTTGAGAATACGGATTTGATTTGTTCTTTAATGTTTGACATCGATTAGTATTTGGGTATAGTAGCAAAAAATCAATTTTGTTACATGCCCGCCTAACTCTTATCTTCGCTGTGTAATTAAATACCTCTATTTATGAAAGCAACACAGACACTCAGTAAGAAAGTTTCGGCACGTTTGACCGAGAAGCAATACAAGATGATTGCTAAAAATGCGAAAGCGTCAAAGATGAACATTGCGGATTACATCCGGGCGTGCATACTTTGATTGATTATGTTTTGGTTCAAAAAAGAAGGCCCTCGTTTGGGCCTTTCTTTTTAAAAACAATTACACTAAACCTAAATCACTGATGCGATTAACGGCTCGAATATATAAACTATTTCTTTACCTCAATACTCGCATCGTTGTTTGAACTCACAGCATCGGGTGATCCATTAACCGCAACGATAGACAAAGTATATTTGGTAGGTATCGGAGTAACGGGCATGGTCACATTGTACACGCTTGCAAATGATGCGCTACGCCCTACGTCAATCCTATCTGTACGATTCCATGTGCCATTAAAACCACCAACAAAACCATGATTAACTTTCATTGAGGTAATCTGTACGCTGCCTTTGTTGTGGAATGTATAACGGATACGCACACGGTTAGCATCAAGCCACTCATAGCTGTCGATAGTTACCGAAGCATCTACTCCCGTGGTAGGTGGGTTGAGTGCGGTAATGGTGCAGCCCGTACTTATGCTATTATCATTCTCATTCAATTCAGGAATAACCATGTTTGGGTCGATGGCTAGCGTAAATACGCAATTGCCTATCTGATTGTTTGGCAAACCAAACGGTGTTTGCATGGTGGTTACCTGTTGACCTTTTGGAATGGTCACGCTTCCAGTGTAGAAAGTAAATACGCTGCCATCAGGACGCTTAAAAAGCAAGTTGATGGTAGTGGTTATATCCTTGTCGTAAACCCTGTCTACGTTCACGCTATACACCACGTTGATAGATGTGCCTTGTACTGCGTTAGCAGGTGTGCTAATAGTACCGTATAGATTGTATTCAGGTGTTGGTACGGGTACAGGGTCACCGCCTTGCAAGGTCTTTGCAATGGTCACCGCTGCGAACATATCCACCACACCATAGCCGAGTTCCGCACTCTTACCATTAGCATCGTACACATAACCGCCCGTCTTACGTGAAGCTTGACGTAACACATCGGTTACTTGCGCTTCAGTCAGTGCAGGATTAGCAAGCAAAACGTTTGCAGCAATAGCAGCCATTACAGGGCATGAGCATGATGTACCACTAAAGTTAGTGTAATTGCTTGTGGTGTTGTAACCAAACGCCCCCGTGCGATCTACCGTTGGACAGCCTACACCGGGAGTGGCGGCAAATGTTTTCGGGCCGTAGTTGCTAAAGCTTGCACGTGTGTTAGATACGGTTGTTGCACCAACAGCATGCACCATCGGATAGATAGCAGGTGCTTGTGTAAAGTTAGGGTTATTCTGATTACCACTTGATGCAAAGATTGGTATACCTTTTCCTGCACGTCCCGTGGTCTTTGCCGCAGTAAGTGCGTTTTGGAATAGCGGATAGCTTGTTGGGCCACCACCACCCCAACTCATCGAGATAGCAAGACACGCAGGGTTAGCTATTGCCTTGTTGATTGCACGTGTTATAATCAAATCGGAAGTACTAAACCCCCCGCCTGCTGTGCTGCCATATCCGATGTGCAGAAATTGCACTTTTAATTTGTTGTTGCCAAGTGATGACACACCTACGTTGTTGTCCGTGGCTGCACATATCAAACCGCTGCAACAAGTACCGTGCTTTTCAAACTCAGTAACTGGGTTTACATCCGCTGCATCTGTTACGCAGTTCCAAGATGTGCTGCTAATGCGACCCGCTAAATCTTCATGGTTCACCTCGCATGCAATATCCAGTACAGCAACTTCACCATAGGCTGCACCATCAATCAATCCCC